CCAGGCGGATCCACGGACGGCAAATCGATGTCAACAGCGTCCCAATCAGGCATCGGCAAATCGCAAGACTGCGCAGTAATTTGCAAATGTGACATGCCAGGGCAATCATCTTGCAGGACGTTTTGATATTGACTCAATGGGTGATTGTAGTATTTTCCCCATAACGGATGCCAATGCGACCCAACAGACCGGAAGGCATCAGGGTAATCGAGACTTATCGCCGCTTCATCACCTCGATAACAGCGGCCAACATACGGACGAAAATCATAAAAGTAATCGAATTGACGTGCTTGATGACGCAAAAAGCCGCTATCCCCGAAGGGGTGCGACTCATCAGGATAGCAGAAAGCCTCGTCACAGATGCCTTTAGGCGCATTTAGCAAGCGGATATACGGATCAAACACCTCCGGACTGGACATTCGGCAATACGCCGAAATGTGCGCATCCGGGTGTTTTTGACGGACACTGGCAAGCAATACCAGATAATCCGCCATATCCCCATAGCCGCCTGATTTATACGCGCCAATTCTCATTATGCAAATGCCCTTGAAATAGCCTGTGACCGGACATGCAGCGTTTTAGCCTCCGCAGCCCCATCAGCTTCAATCGCGATGTACGGAATAAAGTCCTTCGCAGTCGTCAGAGCGGCAGACGTTTCTACCAGCACTCCGTTTATATAAAAAAGCGCCGTGCGATCAGACTGAATATCGATAACCAGATGATACTCAGTGTTAATCGCAACCGTCACGCCAGAATCAGCGGCATCGTCACTATTAGCGATTGAACTCACAGCTTGCCACTTGCCTGTGTTTACTCCGTCTTCATACCGAAAGAATGCTTGATCGGCATCGGTGGCGATAACGTCGGTATTCGTCAATTTCAGACCAGCCCAGATGATGCTATTGGTAATCGCAGCACCTGTGCGGATACGGCATTCCCACCGGGTAGACTGATCAGAACCCCAAGTTACCTGTGCCCATCCCGACTGATTCGCGTCCAAGTGTGGCAGGAGAAACACGCCATCACCATCAGCGCCAGCGGTTACTACTGTAATCCCACCTTCAGCATAGAATGAAACATCGCTGCTTACTGCGTTGGCTCCCAGGATTTCGAAGTCTGGATCAGTCACCATGCGAACAGTTTCACCTGTACCCGCCCCACCCGTTGTACTGTCTAGGATGTCTGCATTGATCCCAGGCTTCCCGCGTTGACCTGCAATCCATTCTAAGCGATAGCGAGTGGGTAGACCTTCCAACTGATAACCGTATCCGGTTGGTTTTAAGATGAGATTGGCAGCGGGTAGGAGGGATAATGCACCCGCAGTCGTCAAACTAACTGCACCCGCAGACGAAACCAGAGAAAAATCCGTCCCGTCAAAAACCAGCTGAATATCGTCACCATCACCAAGATACAAGCTGATGCTATCATCGAGATGAAGGCTCTCCGCCTCAAACCGCAACATTTCGGTAGCCCGATCAATGCCGAACGCCTCACGTACCCGGTCGTCATAATGCGATCCGTATTTTATTGCTCGTAGTGGCACAATCTTACCTCCTTTTCAGCGGGCTAGATTATGCCACCGTGACTTCGTTAAGCGGCAGATTTGCCCGTGGATAGAAGTCGCCCACCCCACCGAGCCCAATTTTGAGGTCAACAACAACCAAACCATCAAGACCAATTTCGCCGTGGAGTGCAACACCGACAAGCGACAACGCTTCAGCCACCACGCCAGCGCCTGTGCCATCAGGCCCTTGCACATAGCCGTTTGTAGACGCTGACACCGATACCCACTCACCGATGAGGATGGTATTGTCGGAATCATCACCCAGGCAATCGCCTATCCCAGTCAGTTTTGCGTAGAAGTACGGAGTTTCGCTGACATCTACGCCTCCATAGACTTGGCACAGTCCATAGACAGGGAAGGATTCTTCAGCGTCTTGAACGAGGCCAAGCATGGACACCGCAAAAGTCGTTGACGTGGTAAGCGCAATCGGCCACCCGCCATCAAGACGGCTATTCTTTGTGATAACATCAGCCGCAGAGTTATACGCACGGCAGTTAATCCCAAGCGTATTGGCATCAACGCGCCTCGTGACTGTGAACCGTTGGCCTCCGCCATTGGCAAGTGTGCCAAGCGTAACGCCTACACCGCCTTGCACTTGCGCATTAGTAATCGAGGCGAACGCAGCGGAATCAATTAGCGTTTTATTGCCCACGACCGCAACAGTCGTAACCGTTCCGGTGACAACCGCAGCTGCTTGCCTCAACACTTCACCGTATAGCACATCCTCTGCCCCTTTACAAGCTCTCCACAAATCGCCTTTTTTGTCATGGACAGGCTGTCCAAGCTGGTCTTGAGGCGAAGCGTATGCCTTGTTCGGATCTCCTTGCATCATTGAAAACATGGTTCTAATCTCCTATCCTACTACAGTGTAGGCAGTTATCCTGATACTACAGTGTATCAGGCCTTGAGTGCTCGGACCTCAAATTGCGCCGCACGGTGAGTACAAACAACCGTGTAGCTTGTCCGCAACGCCGAAGCAATGGCATCCGCACGCCTGGAATCTCTGCTCCAGGCATCGCTCCATACCGGCATCGAATAATTACGACCGAGGCTCATAGACAGCCTGGGCATATTTTGAGTTGGTCCGGTAAACGACGACGGCGGGCGGCCAATCGCGTTTCGCGACCGCCAAAAATATAGATAGAAGGTACTTCGCATCCCATTCGGCATCCCGACATGCAAATGACGGGCACTGTCTGTGGGCGCATAGTCATCGGGAAAGTAAAAGACCCGACCCAACCGAACAGCCTCAATCATAAACTGAATTTCGCCGACGCTCATCGGAATCTGAATCTGTGCATCCCATTCAGCCGACAACGTAGTGAACAATGACGAGTGGAGCCCGCAGATCCAAAAACCCGCGAACCTAGCTTGCATCCGATTTATTGCCGGTTGCAAGACGTTTTTTGAGATTGTTCGATTCGTGCCTGCCGTCCAATATCTCGGCTCGTGGATGTTCAATGAAGACTGACCCGCCGCGCTTATTGCGAATGGATCGGTCGCGGGAAATGTGCCCAAAGCCGTTGGACCAATCCCATCCCAATTTCCCGCCTCATCAAATAACTTATTGATTGACTGAGGCATCCGGTCGATTGCATCTGCCGGCACGGTCAAACCGTGGACGCCCCGCGTCAAGTCCTCTGTCAATGTAAACCATGCTTTTTCTGACTCAAGGCCCGCCTTGTCAATCATGGCTTCTGCGTCACCCTCTGCCATAGTTGAAAGAGAAGCCTGATTAGAAACCACCTCTTCCGTGGTTAGCCCAGTATTCCTTTGCAGGTATGTGCCTGGGATTCCCAGGTCCGCTTTCTGATTAGACCAGTCCGCAAACCGGGCAAGCATCCCCTCTTTGTATTCCGTAACCGACGCATCCATTCCGCTGTAAAACTGACCAGCGGCCTTTTCCGTTAAATCGGCAATCCTTACGCCGTTCCCGGATCTGCCCCGCTTCTCTTGGGCAAATCGCATCAGCATCATAACCGTCGCTGAATCACTTGAGAAATGATTCTGAACCCCCGGAACGAGATCCTCACGAGTGGTTACGGTAAGTTCGTCTTGAATAGGCATCTCATACACCCCTTATTAGATTATACGCCTTTGCCGCGAAAACGGTTAAAGGCTTTCGATTTTCCATCTTCGAGTGATTGCGGAAGGGCATCTCCCTGAACGGCAGCGCCACCACCACCGCCTTCGGTGTGTAGCGTTTCGTTTTTCTTTTCCTCGTCTTGCTTCCCGACCTCAATGGACTGGCGAACAGCGTCAGCCCAAATTTTGCCGACCTTTTCAAAATCGCCGGCAATCTCAGCCTCGATCAACTCTTGATGCTGCGCTTCTGTCAGCTCTGAAACCGACGCCTGATAGCCGCGCAACTGATCGTCAAGCTGTTTTTCTAGTTCCTGCTTGGCATTCAGCTTACGCTGACCGATGAGAAAGTTTTTCATCTCAGCATCGACATCCATCTCTTGCTCTTGCGGCACCTCTTGTGCCGGTTGCGGTTGGCCCTGCAGCCCGCCCAACCGCTGCAAAATAGCATTGTTTCGACCCTCTGGTACTGCCATTATCGCACCTCCAGTTTTCCACGAGACTCCTGCAATGCATTAATAAGCCGAGAAGAGCTAGGGAAAGCCTTCTCTTGCGGCATTTCGTTGATGCGACACATTCGCAGCATCAACTCGGAATTACCCGAAAGGATGAAGTCAAGCGGGATTTTATAATCCTTGATACATGCATCATGAAGATTGTCAAGTAGTTCACTGCTCATTGCGCCTCCTGTCCACCTTGAGATATGCCGGGCTCCGTTTCGGCCCCCATCAAAGCAGCCTCATTGGACTGCCCGCCCGATCCAGTTGGCATTGTTTGAAATTTGTCCTCCGTCATCCCATAGCCCCGATCTAAGCCGATATGTTCTAGCAATGCCTGTAAGGTGAGCGGATGCCCCAACTCTGCCAACAGCCGGGCTATTTCTGCACGCCCCGCAGGCGTCTGTGGTAACGCGGAACTATCCGCAACCTTCACAGCAAACCCTACATGCCTAGCCTCCTTTGGGAATTTGTCTGGCAGGTCAATCCCACCCCGCCATCTTGTTGGTGAAATGGGACGCTCGGCAGTCTGTTGAATGATTGTTGCTTTTATTCTGCCAATCTGACCCCGAAATTCATTCATCCCACGCACAATCGAAATCGCTTGCCGGGCCGCCGCAGTCTGTAACGCTGCAATCGCACGCCCTGACAGATTCCCGTTCGGCTGATCTCCTGTAAAAACCTTTGTCGCACCTGATAAGACCTCCATCACGTCTACGACATACTGGACGAACTGAAACAGCGCCGGTGGGATCTGGTCCGGCGGCAAGTGTAGAATCTCTGCGATATTGGTAATCTCTTTGTCGTACTCGATAATCAAGTTGTGAATCGGTAGCACCTGGTCAGTCTTTAGCGCCCCTTCAGGTGCCATAAACCGCCCAACCGCCTGATTATTGACAATGACTACCAGGTTAGCCAGCAGATGATCAAGCATCTTCTGTTGTGGCCATAGCAGTTTGGGGAAACCAAACCCCCAGAACCCCGCAGATTTCCCATCGTCTCCATAGTCTAGGAAATTCCGCCAGCACGCAAACGGGAAATCTGGCCATATCCACGGGCTAGACTGCACTAATGCAACCTGTCCGTCGTTGATGAGCACGCCCCGAAACATCTCCCGATGTGAGGCGTCTACATCAATTCCAATCTCTTTGGCACGCCTACGCCTAACCCAGATTTCATCAATGCGATTCTGTTTTTGCTCCTTTTTGGGGATGAACATCGGATAGTGGCGTTTGACGTAGCGTGTCGATCTATGAGTCGTATGCACGACGTATTCGGCATTCGACAAATTGATTCTATCACAGTCAGGATCTACCGAGAACGCCAACGGCGAGATCGCCGGCGCAGTCACAACCCCCTCGTTACAAACAACTTTCCGCACGGCCATCCCGCCCACCGAATTGTGGTGGATAGCAACGCGCATCAGTTCGCCTTCGCCGTCCACATCCTCAATCATATCATACCACCGCTGAAGAACGTCCACCCACAACGCCGAGTCCGGCAGCAGTGAACTTTTATCAGCTTCCAACTGGACGCGAGGCACCAACGTCTCAAGATGTCCTGAAAACTCGTTGACGACTTCCGTCGCTTTTGGGTAAAGTTGTTCACCTGCACGAGAGGCGACATATCCAACAGTCGCGCCACGATCATAAGCGCCATCGTTTTTATAGACGCTCTGTTCAAATTTTATCGAACTGTGTGCTGGACTGGCAGCTTGAACAGCGGAGTCTCGCATGGCAATCATTTCGGCTTTAACGTTTGGCATACATCACCCCTGATAATCGTCGGACACATCCACCACGTTTGATGTCCGCAGAGCCGCTAACGCAACACGTTCCAAAACACCCTTCTGGTTATCGCTCAACATTGCCATATCTATCTCTGTCACGGCTTCGCCAGCCCCGTAACTGTAACGCACCCAAACCCGCAACCGCTGAAAATTGATACGCACTTCGAGCGGTGTGATGGTGGTGGCTGTTACCGCCGCCCTTTCTACAATGTCTTTGGGCGTCCTTAGTTGAATCTGTTTCATGTGCCCGCTCCTTTATGTGGCGGCAGTGTTGTACTGTGTCGTCCACACGGTCCCGCTCCAGATGAATAGGCTCTCATGCCCAACTGCACTATAAGTGAGAACCTCCGGCGAACTTGTCTCATGATTGGTAATTGTCAGCGTCACATCATTTGCACCGGGCCTCACATCAAGCCTGCAATACTTTTGTTGGCCTGGGTACGCCCCATCTGGCAGCGTCGCAGCTATCGCCGTGCTAGTTGTATCGAAATGACTCTCGCGGCTTAGTGTCAACGTCGGTGATGCTGTGGTTACATATTCGCCGTAAGCCTGATCTGTCTCCACAAACCACTCTGAACCAGTCCACTCCACCGCTAGAAACTGGTCTTGCGTGTTGAACCGATAGACAATGCCATCCCCAACATTGCAATTGGTGATGGTGATGAGCGCATTGTTCACCGTGTTGATCATGATGATACGTTTTTTGAAGCCTACAGGTACATTACCCACAGGGCTTCCCAATGTTGCAGCAATCCCGCCCGCCGACCCGTCAAGCAGTGTCACGTTATGAACCGCAGACACGATAGTATCGAGGTTGTTCACAGTCTCAGTTGTTGGGTGGTCAAACTCGTCCAGGTTCTGCCATGCGCCCGAATGGTGGTACAGCCTACGAGATTGGCTCGGCGCTAACAATGCAGCCGCCCCTGTGCTATCGAGAATCACGTAGCGGGTAGCGCTCCGATTAATGAACTGTCCGATGAACCCATCAGGGAATGCGCCCGATGGATTGAAATTTGGGTCAACCCCAGAGGGCAACAGCGACCACGTATCATAAGCACCATACGAAAAAGTGCCGTTACCTGACAGCGTTTCAACGCTAACCAGATTCGGGGATAGTATCAATTCTTCGACGGTGATTGAGGCAAGATACCATTCGTCGTCTGCGGCAGGAGTCCCAGGCGTGCCAACTAGGAATCCGCGAGGCGTGGCTGCCGTCTGCCATTGACTTGGCACTAGCCGTATATCCTCGTATACCGACCATGCGGTAGTCAGCGGGATACCCGTCGTGGCTACAATTGCCTGGTTTGCACCATCACCTGTGAACGAGACTGCAATCGCACTATTCCCAATAGCCACTGTTATCGTTGTCCCAGATTTTGTGGCGACGTAGACAACACCTGCCACCGTTGTGATTGTCCAACTGGAGTCTGTCACGATTATTGCAACGGTTTCCGTACCATCAAGCGTGATAGTACCGTTGTCGTTGAAGAAGGTGATGGTACTCGCACCAACACTCCCACCATCAAGATCTGCTTCCACTAGGTCGCTAGTATCTGTGCCGGTAAATAACGGTGCCCGTCCCGCAGCCCTTGCCTTGATACGTGTGCGGATGTATGTGTCCGGATTCGTTGGCAATGCTGCGTTGTGAAGCGCCAAGTTGTTGGTGTTGCCATAACGGAACCATGCCCAGAGGCGTTCTGATGACTCTACATCTTTCGCCAACTGCACGACTGGGATGCTCTCGGTCTGCTGATATGTCGAGCTATAATTTCCTGGTGTGAAGATCCAAGCGTTCCGTGTGGAGTGCAAACCCGCTGCGAAGTCCCCCGTTGGTGCCGCCACCTCTGGATCAAGCGCCATGCCATAGTTGCCGGGCGTGTCCAAGATTTTGACAAACGGGTTAGAAGCGTCTGCCTGTACGAGCGGATCGCAATTGGACATCACCAAGTTCTCTGCCTGGTAATACGTCCCTTGTCGGTAATTGCCTAGCACCAACGAGGTGTAGACACTGCCATCCGCAGGGTTGATAGCGGTCATGTCGCTTACTCGCATCTGTCCTATGCGTGGCACCATCGCAACGGCGGGAGCGCCTTTGTGGGGATTCATCGATGCACCTTCCACCGTTGTGCTATCCGCATTGACCCCCGCTTTAGCGACGTGGTAGACGCCGCCACCGTGGATACGAGTCGGTGATGCCACGGCATCTGTCCACGGCGGGTAGATGTTACCCAACAACGTGACGTTCGTTGTCGCAACCGCGCCGACCATCGCATCGAATGATTCGCCCGATGCATTTGTCAGCCTGAGTATCGAGAGATCGGGCCACAGAATCCCAGTCATATCCCTGTCGAATACTACGGTTGTACTGCCTTGCGTTACGGCACAGGTCATGGTGAGATCGGCTGCCATGTCATAGACACCCTCACCGTCACCCGCTGCGGGCTGTTCCATCCGGGGGGCACGCACAAGACAGCCCCCCCCGACATTGACAATTCCAGCAAACCCCCAGGATTCTATCTGCCACCGATCGATGACGTTCTGTACACCCGTTGATGTGTGAGGCGTCATCCTGATAGGTACCTGGCTTGCACTAGATCTCCCACGGTCTAACATTGACCGATCGTTCGCAAACCCCTCAATCTGAACATCTCCACCCCTGAAGCTGTTGTCATCAACTTTCGCCTCAAAACATGCGTTCAACTTGAGAAGCGTCTGACCTGTCCGCGTGATGACGCCCGTATCGGAAGTCCGCACCGAAGGGCGACCATTGAAATCACACCCCTCGATGTGCAGCCCGTTAATCCTTGCTTGCCCTGATGGGTAGGCGAGGGCGTCAGCACCAAAGCGAAGCCCATTCCCATGCGGCACAGGAGCGACGGTATCGCCCCCGAAATCGAATTTGATATTGAGCAGTTCAAAAGGGCCGAGCGCAAACTCTTTATTGGCAGTATCGAAGATGTCAATCATGTAGGGCGTGTTCGTCGCAGGACGGAAGGAGAGGGTGCTGCTGTTATAGCTCCCGATTTCATCATTGTGCGCGTTCATCCCGCGCTGTTTACGAGATCCGTGTATCATAAACTGAGTCGCAGTGGTCGGAAGGGTGCCTGTCACCAAGTAGTCAGCACCACCATCAAGCAATACCGGCACCTTCCCGCCGGAAGCGTTAATCGCAGCGGCTAACGTGGCGGTATTATCGGTCCCGGTTGCCTTATCATAATCCCCAACCGCACCGAACGTCTCAGGAAGAATCACATCGGGCACTTCTCCAAAAACGAAGGTGCCATCACCCGATAAGTTTTGATGCCGACCAACCCCCTGGACACGCGGCAATGTCACGGTCACACCACTGTCAGCGGTAAAGATGCAGCCACGGCTAAACCGCAGGGTAACCGTGGTTGGAAAGGTATACGACTGTGAGAATCGGAACGTCCCAAACCCACATTCAATCGACACTTGCGCAGTCCCCAACCTTTGCGCTAACTCCTGTAGCACCGGAACGCAGTCATCACCGCCGAGCGGGTCAACCCCTATCAGCGACGCCAGCGAGATTGGCATCCCTAGCGCCGATCGGGTTTGTTCCCAACGCGCTTCTAGCAAACTTGATATATCGTCTGTGTCACCGTGATACGAGATACTCATAGTCGCACCTTATTCTCGTGTTCCATTTCCGCACGCTCCCACCGATCGATAATTCGTTTTGGCTCCTTTGGAACGGGTTTAATTTGACAGGCCCCCTCGGTTGCATCGGGCGCATCGAGAAACTGATGGGTCGGGAATTGTTCAAATTGTTCGAGGAAGGTACGCGGGAGCGTTTCGTTGAACGCCAGCCAGCCATTAGCAATCATTGGTTCGAGCTTGGTCGTAATCCGCTCAATCTTTTCCGTATTGCGTGGCAAAAACGATAACACCAAGTCCGAGGCATCACCGACATTGGCACGTCGTTGTTTTTCCTCTGCAAATTGACGCTTCACGTTGTCATGGATAGCGCCTGTAATATCTTTCGGGAAATCCTCGATAGAAAATCGCACATGCAGCAATGACCATTTTTGATAAAGGTCAAAACACGCCGCGATCTGCTTGCTCAGTGGCACGCGGTCTAGCCACACGTCTGCCAGATAGACATAGCAGTGATTCGACAGTGGCACCCGCTCCCAGACACACAGGACAGCACACGCATAGCAATTATCAAGCGTATCCTTGCCACCCGCCCAATCAAGAAACAGCGAAGCGCCTAAGATGTCTTCCTGTTTACAGAGGCGGCCATCCGAGCGTAGCAACCCGTCAGCCGACGCGGAGAACCTGACTGCGTTATCCATATCAAATATGAACTGGCCGGCATCCAGTTCGTTTTGGTATTCTTTCAGTACAGCCGACTTGCCTTCGGTGATTAATGCCTTTTGGATGGTCTCGTATGAAATCCCCTTCCACAGCATCTCAACGCCCGACATCATAGCGTCATGGTTCACCTGGTAGAACGTTTCAGCGTCTTCAAACCGTTTCGGATTCGTTAGATTCGTATAGATTTCCCGCCACTCAGTCCATAAATCTTCTCGGTTTGACCACGATAGCACAGCCTTGTATTTTTTGCCCACGTAACCGGGGTTATGCTCCACGAGTGACGGCAAGAGCGCGTCGGGATGGAGGTACGTGCCAACAATGCGAAACTTGGTGTCATTGTCCATCCTGCCAGCCCTACGAACGTCTGTCTCGTACCACTGACGAATCTTCTCGCGCTGGATAGGTGATAGCACCGATTCCGAGGATTCAACGTCATCAAGGATAATCAATGATGGTCGATTCGCCTTGTGTTTAGACCCGCGTATCTGGCCGCCCCGCCCCTTTGCCACAACGCGGACGCCGTTCGCACACACAAGATCGTCCTGTTTCCAGACATCACCGACAAGATTGCCGAAGAACTCACGAATCCCATCATTCCCTTCGATCTCGCTTTTGATGTCCATCACCCGCTCAACAGCAAGGCTCTTGCTTTCTGAAATGATGATAATAAATTCCTCAGTGTGGAAGCAGATAGCGTGCAGCACATCGACAAAGGAAAAGTAGGTCGTTTTAGCCGACCCACGCGGCGAGGCGATAGCCTCCGGCACATGGCGCGGGACATCCATCGAAAACCAGTCGCGATGATGGATGCCGAACGCGACTGTCAAATGTTCACCAAGCACAGCAGACGCGAATAGATCCTTACGGACCCTCATCGCTTCCCGGAACATTTTCAACTTCTCCTGCTGTTCCGTTTGCTTCAAGGCGCTCTGCAAGTCCATCAAGGATGCCGTCTGTATTGTCCTCAAGTGTTCGTGGCTGACTTGGCTGTGCATATTTTAGATCCCTCGTTAGTACCAATTCTATCGCTTTCCAATCCCCGGCTTGCAGCTTCGTGTTAAGTTTTTGCATCGCTCTCGAATAGAGCGATCTAAACCCTTTTTCGCTTTCTGTAACAAGCCTATCCAAAAATACAGGATTCTTTTTCCATGCGGTAATGGTTTCTCTGCGCACCCCAACAGCCTCCCCGACCTCCGCGTGTGTCACGTCCTCGTCAGGATCTGCCATGAGCGATATAGCTTTGATCTGTTTCGCTGAAAGTGTGTTTTTGTTAATCTTGGGCACATCAACCAACCTCAACCGTTGCCGAACACCGATGGAACCAAACCGGCACACGAGTTACCACAGGCATCGAAGGCATCGACGCCTTACTCCGAAACCCTCGTCTCTTGAAATACGCACGCAAAAACAAGGGGGAAGGTCGCCCCACCATAAAACGACGAGCGCCGATAACCAAAGAACCGCCAGCGCGAACTGTTCCCAACCACGGCGAGATATGCCGGCTCCTTTTTATCGAATGAGGACGCCGATAAACATAAGACACTTTATGTCAATTCCTCAAAATACAGTGTTCCACCCATCGTGACAGAATCCCCAGGAGCCGCCATTAACTGGACGACCAGCAGGACTTGTGCAGACGTAACAATCGGGCGCATTTCTGGCGTTGGAATATAAATCCAACCCGTTCGGACGTTAAACGCTTCAGCATGAAGGTCGATCGGCGTTCCTGCGCTTGCAATCGTACCATTATTAATCTTGCACGTTGCACCCGCCGCCGTATCAATCGGATTCAATGGCGCCGGAGTTGAGGTGCCGCCCCCCGATCCCGTTGTAGCAAACCCACGGATAATCTTGACTCGCAGCATTTCTTCAGCCGCATCCCCTGTTTCGGTTGACTGAGACAGGAAGATCGCGTGAATCGCACACGGCTTGTTTGCTGCCGGTGTCAACTCAAAGAAATCTTGCGCAGCAATCACAGCCACATTTTCAAATTCTACAGAATACATCCTACCCATTTTTTTACCACCTCGTGATGAATGTTCGCCGGTATTGCCCCGGCGCTAAAGAAGTTGCACCAGGCGCCAACGACCCGACCCACAATCGCCGCCGCCTAACAGCCGAGACTTCACGGACGTCACCCGCCATCGGCAGATGCCGGAACACCAACGAGGATGCCCCCGCGCCAGCCAAAGACCCGACCCACCGAACCCGACGAGATGTACGGGCTGGACTGCGAAAAAACATATCAGCGCCTCAGATTCGCATTCATATTGACCCGATGCTGAAACAGAAGCGAATTTAGACCCGCTCCCGTCAAAGTTCCAACCCATGCCGGGCGATGTGTACGGATAGTCCTGCGTACCCGAAAGATTCTCATAGCCTATACACCCCTTGATGCCGATAATCTGACCTAGCAGCAAGCAACGACGTAACAGCACCGGCAGCCGCAGGGCTTATCAGTAGCGATGTTCTGCCAAACTCATGAAATCTATTTGCGGGTGCTGAGAGAAACTTGACCTCCCCATCATCAAGGACTCGGCTAAAAACCTGCACCTCGTCTATAATCCCGCTCGTCGGTGCGCTCGGCGTACTGTCAGCCGTCCGACCCATCACCACGTTGTCCAGATTGCCCATGTTCACGTTGTGGGCGTAGGTGCTTGTATCTTTGCCCAACCCGTTCAGATAAACCCGCACATCATTGCTTGCAGCCCAGACCCCAACGGCGCAAAACCATTCCCCTACGACAAAGGCGGTTGAAGTCTGTGGGCTATTCCCGAAAGAACCCGATGACGGCGAATTGGTGAAGGCGATGATTTCATCATTCGATCCGCCAGCGGCATTGATAGCAAACCACCCATTTGCGGCGCTCGAATCCCCTATGGAAAACAGGACGTGATTTATGCTGTTATCGTCAAGTTTTGCCCACACGCAGATGGAAAATGGGAACCCGCTGATAATCGGTGACATCCTGCCAGCACGGTTGCTGCTTGCATCATCAAACGAGAGCGACGGTCCATACTTTTCGCCAACTCGTGTCGGATCCGCTCCGCCGCCAGGGAATGCCAGATTTTCATGTCTGCCACTGACATCATAGACAGTCGAGCCTCCGCGCTCAACAGCGAGATAATGCGCGATACATCCCTTCATAGGTCGGCGCTTGCGTCTTGCTTCGTAGACGTTTGAGGGTTTGTGACGTGTAATCTGCGACTTGGCTATCAGCATCTAACTCATCCCTGTCAGCTTATACCCTTCCCACGTGGCGGTGTAGATAAGTACCTGCGAAGCGTCCTCATTTTCGACGGCGAGATCCAGGTAGTCGAAATCATATGCCGACAATCCTACGATGATAGTAGCACCGGCGCTGACTGGTACGACAAGCGCGACAGTATCATCACCCTCAGTGTCTTCCGTCGTGCCACCATCTGTGCTTTTTCGGAGGTGAATCTTCCCGTCACCCGTTGCCGAGCCGTGGAAAGTGAGTGACACCTGAATGTTGACCGCGACAAACTGCTCCCCGGCTGCCGCATTCAAAACAGTGCCTCCCGTATCAGACGCCCACTCAATAGACGCTGTGGCAACGGATTCCGCAGTTTCTATCGTTCCGGTAACTTTTGCCAGATCTGATGCCATATCTTCATCCTAGTTTCGGCTTATTGGTGTAGGTCGTTGCAGATGTTTGTACGGTTTGCACTGCCGTATCAAGCCCTGCATCGTCGAATACGCCCTGATTAGCCTCAAACTCGTCCCACGCCGCCTTGATTTGTGCGTCCAAGCTGTTTTGGAATGCAGAAAAATCACCCGCATTCGGATTGTATCGGGTGGATACCTCAAAGTCCATGATGTCGCTTACGCCATCATTAATCACGACATTGTTCGTAATATCAAAGAGGTTCCCGCGTTTTTCTACGCCTGTTCGTGTGACTATAACCGTGTTCGCCATTGTATGTCTCCCTAGAAACGACAAACGCCCATCTCCGTTCCCAGGCCTGGGTGTGAGACGGGCGTTTGTGTGATTGGAATCGGCGTTGTCTGGATGCCAAAACGTTACCACGAATGGGCGATTTTGTCAAGCATTTTCGCTATAGATACTGGAATCCTGCCAGGTCTGGCAGGTCTGTAAACCCCCTGGGCTTGCCCCCACCATTTTCTTTAAGTTCGTAAATGCATCCACGAAAGAACGCCCGCAGGTAGTCATTCATCGCAGCTTGTTCCCACTGGGCACCATCCCACTGCTCAAACCTCAGAATACGTGTCACCGAGTCCCAATCGATGATAAGCGCCTGGTTATCACTCATGTGGAGAGAGTGACAAAAGAGTGCGTGTTTCGACGATGCTTTCATGTGCCGGGCTGTCCGTTTTGGCTCTGGCAGTTCGATTTTGCCTATTGATGGAAATGCTATCTCAAACTGCATCAGATGCCCCTTTCATCACTTTTATCGCCGCCACAGCATCAGATTCTTTCAGCACCGCAGCCTTTCTATCCTCAATCTCTCGCAGTGCATCGACAATCAACGCCTTATGCGAGAGGATAGTTTGTCGCAGGTCGGCAGGAATCGTGCCCTCAATCATCGAAACGGACACATCTTCACCTGCCCGTTTCAGCGCCCATCGCTTTGGAACACAATCGAGTTCCCCAGAATGTGCCATTACCTCAAGTAGGGTCATCACAACCTCCTTAACCGTTGCAACACGTCGCCACTGGTATGCCCATCGTATTCGGGCGCTTTGTCAAGCGTCCAAGCGAAATCGGCATCGTCCCACCGAGACATGGGAAGGTGATAGGTGATTTGTCTATCGTCCGACATCTGGATTCCCATGATGAACCACCCATCAAACTCCGACCCATCCGAATGGGATTGTGCCCTCCATACCGCAGTCCTCCGAAACGGCGAAGCATCACGCTCTCTGCTCCGTAGCGCTCGGCACAGCGCAAGAAACAACTCGATTCGATGCTCGTACAACTCCGGAAACGTGTGACAACCGTCACAATTACATGCCCCGCTGATGCCTTCTGCGACGGTCAGCAGTTTTTGGCATTCTGGACAGAAGTGAAAATTTTCTTCCACGAGGGCGCCTACCAATAAGCCACGCCAACTACATCCAGCACAATTTAGCCGCGAAGCGCATTTCTCAGCGTGTTTCATTCTATCAACCCTTTCCATGTTCAACGTTAGATTCATACCAGCCCAACGCCTCTTCGACAATTCCCTGCGCCGCCTCAATCGCCCCATCAGAACTATCGTACTCAGCCTCCGTACTTATCAGGAGCTTGTAGCGTGGGCCGCGCGTCACACATGCCGAGTATTTGCCAAGCTCATTTGGGCCCGCAGACATTGCCCTAATGTCTGCGGGATAATGGGTTGATATTTCCATTGCCGTAAGAACTGTCATTCTGTCACCTCTCTATGGATTATTCGTGGATAGACTAGATCTGAAACGGAGTGCATCCTGCAACGAGGGCACTTATATTCGTATTGCGGCGGATGTGTTAAATGCGAAGATTCCATTTTCATCTCTATGTCGCACTTGGGGCAGATTGCCCTTTCTCGAAAAACCTTCACCTCTACCCGCCTGACCTCAAACGTGCCGAGGATGCCTTGTGGTTCCATTCTGTATGGATACGGAAGTTTTGCATCTTTTATTATCATTCTGTCACCTCAACCTTTTTACCAAAGAACTCAGGGTCAAATAGCGTCAACTGACCCGACGACTGTTCCCGTTTTCGCCGTCTGTTGATAGCCCGATGCTTGCTATCATGCCGGTTATGGCATAATTGGCACCACGCTGCAAGATTCAGCAGGCTCGCATTCTCCGGTGCGTGATCATGGACGTGGGCGCACGTCAGGATTACCCACGAACCTGTCACCGGGTGCGGCTTATAGTTTTCGGCTCCGCACCCCTCACAACGATTTTTGGCACGATAGAACCGAATGAACCGACTTCGGAGCGCCCAGTCGTCAGGATACCGCCTTCGGTTCTCTGCTGAGATTGGCATCATGCACCTCTTTCTGTCGTAATAGCCTGGCAAGCGCTTCTTGTGGCGAATCACCAAACGCATCATGCGGAGAGCGATACCCTTTTCGACGCATCCATGAGATCTCAACCGCCCATTTCCCGCGTTCGATGAGCTTGTCTGGGCACGGCGCATCAAATTCGCTACAATTGCCAGGGATAACCCAGGGCAAGTTGTCTGGCAGTGCCTTGATGAGAACCAACCACCCTTCAGACCTCAATTTCTCCATCTCTGCCCAAAAGTTCATCTTACACATACCGTTCCTTATACTTCATATAACTCGGGCGAGATGAAGCAATTAGCAGCTATTCAATAACAATCTCAGGAGTGATAGTAAAAGATGCTTTCATTTTTCCGTCCTGACCAAAACCCCCGAATTATCGTCAGCCCAATCTTCGCTCTGTGTGACAATCTCAATCTCCACCCGCACATCCCAGTGGACACCTTCAATATATGGCGGGAACGCACCACATGAGGCGCACGCATTGCTAGTTGTATCATATCCGATGTCAGGAACCGACGCACAAAAGGGGCATGGTAAACTCGGCACCTCATATCGCTTAATCCTCTGGTTCCACGCCTTTTGAGATTCACACGCGGTGCCATAACCCTTCGACGAAGCGCAACATGATAGACACTTAACCCCAATGCGGGGATACCATTCCAACACCTCAAAAATATCAGGGTTCTCCTCACAAAAACGTTCCGACCCCTTTGCGATCAGTTCGGCATTCTTCTCGGCTATTACTCTCGGCCCAAAACGTTTCAAATCAGACGGGCCAAGATCCCACTCTAAATTTGCATTCAATTTTACATCGTCCGACCCACAAAAGGGGCAAGGCTTTAATTTATCTGTCATCATTTCCCCTCGTCCACGTCCTTATCCATTGATAATCTGTATCCCGCGTATCCGTCATCTGTGGGTTCTGCCAGCCCAGAACGCTTGCAGCATGGATAACCAGGCTTTTATCGCCCACTGTTAGTTTATGCCGTTTGTTATGCAGCAAGATGAACAACGTATCCACATTTGCCACATATGACACCTGCGCAAACAGCCTCCCACGACATGCCTGGGTAGACGCTTTTTCTGGGTGTGCCATAGCGTCCTTGATTTTCGCTATCAACCGAGCGTGGAAATTATCAGTCATCACTCATGCCTCGCTGATCGAATCGTGCAATCAGGCGTTTTGCTCGTTGTCTTTCGGCTTTCCGCCTGTCTGCCTGGTTTAGTGCCACTTCCCACCAATTCACAAGTGGCTTGCGTGGATGGACATCCCGTTTGCCTGGAAACTGTAACGGCTTTCTACCCATCGGAGCCATCTCACACCTCTGTAGCTTCCCGATCCTTCAGAGGAACACCTACCGACCGTAGCAACTTTTTAGTTTCTTCTCGTGGCAATCGAGGCGCATCTGGCGGATACTGGCCAGGCGTGCGCCCATACGTCTTTGCCCACTCCCGCTGTTCGGGCGTGAAATTCGCGCGGGTCCGTTCCCACGGCTCTAAGTCGTCAGCCTCTTTGCTTTTCCCTGGCGATGCCTTTACAAAGTTAAAAGCATGATCCAAGAACGAAAAACCTTCCTCAGTAAGGAAATAGTCAGGCCCCCGGATGTCTTGCCCGGTATACGTCTGTAACGTTTGATGTGTGCGAATCGCTTTCAACCACGCATCTCTTACGAGATTGACATCGGTGCATTCCAGAAGGTCAAGAGATTTCTTCAGCGCAGACATGAACCATTCATCTTTCTTTTGCTTGAGAAAAATCTCTCTCTCTTTCTTTACCGAATACCGTTTTGCCCACCCACTTTTTATGGCTTGCGCACCGGCTTCTAAGAGAGAGTCTAAAGAAGAGTCTAAAGAAGAGTCTAAGGGGGTCGCTGGAACAGGCGTAGATTCTGGCTTAGAGGCGGGTTGCCTGTCCGGTTTCCGGACACCTACTGTCCGGTTTCCGGACACCCGCTGTCCGGTTTCCGGACACCCGCTGTCCGGTTTCCGGACACCCTGTCCGGTTTCCGGACACCCGCTGTCCGGTTTCCGGACACCCTGTCCGGTTTCCGGACAGGTGCCTAATGCCCAAGTTCGTTCGCCGTATTCGTCCTGTTGTGAAGTGTGAATGAGAAGCCGAAAAATCAACCAATGTTCACCTTGATTCTTTTCTTGCTTGGATTCTACCGTCTCAATCATTCCGGCATTTCGCAATTCTCTGAGTGCATTTCGGACGGTATTCAGCGCAAGAGATTTTCCTTCACGCTGAAAATCATTCACAATTTGGGATAGTTGACATTTACGGGTGACAATGCTTCCGTTGTATGTGTCTCGTTGGCGTAGAAGCCATAGGTAGACCAGAATCCCGGTCCGGGAGATGTCCTTATCCCAAAACAGCAAGTCGCTTTCGAGCGGTAACGGGCGAAATTCAAACGCCAGTTGCGCCCGCTTTTCTTTCTTGATAATTCCAGGTTTATCCATCTACAAGATCTCCTCTTGCCCCGGCTGTCCCTGTTTGCTCTTGATCATGTTCAACCAAGCTATCTTTTTTTCAATGCGCCTATTGGAAATCGCAGCTTCTGGGTCATCTGCTCTGGCAAGTTGCTCAACCTCCATACCACGACAGGCGAAGCATGTCCGGTGATGCCGATTATGCTGAATCTCGTCAAGCTCATCGTTGCAGGTTACGACCTTGTGGATGATACCGTGTTCAGAACACCACCAGACATGCTCTTTGTTGTCAACTGTCTCAAGTCTCATAATTCCCTCCAAAAAGAAAAAGCCAGGACGACCTACGCCCCGGCTTTCGTTGTCTCGCTAGATGTAGCAGATTTTTCATGCATTGCTAGTTGTGTGAACGGGTCCACATATTCATCTTTCAATGGTGGAACGTATATCATCAGCGCACGCCTGATAATCTCCGTTCGTGAGATTTCCAGTTCCTTCGCATGGGTTTTCAGCCTGGCGTGTAACACGTCTGAAATAGCAATATTTAGTCTTTTCATAATACATCTATTATACACTTTTTACGCCCAAATATCAATGTCATCACGCCCACATTCGCCAGTTCCAGAGAGTCATAACATCTCAGTTTCACCTCGTGCCAAAAAACCAGATAGCTCTTGCTTTCCCAGGCGATTCAATCTGAATGTAATGGTGGAAGTCAGAGACCTCGCTTTTGGGGCTGACAAGCGTTCTCCCGTTGGACAGATCGATGATAGACCATACCCTGACACTGAGACTTTGCGGCGACCCTTCTTTCAGGCTCAGGGTGTATGTCACCATGCCCTTCGCTTCCCCTTCAGATTCAATGACTGGTGAGATTTGGTCATCGATCAGTAGCCATTCATCAGACCCTCGCACCTGGATTTCTAGGGCGTACCGAGAGACGAGTAACACCTTCCCCGAAACAACTTCGCTCGGCGTCCAGGCGAACATCACTCTCGACTCGGTGTCGTAAGTATCTGCCACGGCAAACCACACCGCAAACAGTACCACCAACACCGCCACCACGATGATAATCCGTGTTGTCAGGTATCTGTTCTGCTCATTCCTATTCATCATTTCCTCCTCTTGCCAATCCATTGGACAGACCTTCAAGATACACATAAACCTCGCGTGATGGACGCCGCGCCAGAGCGACGCTCTCATCAAGAAAGAGTGTAAATTTGTTCTGCCCGTTTTGTCCGTGCTGTTGTATCTCGATGTCTCCAATCGGATAGGACAGCATGATACGCCGAGCCATATTTTCAAGCAGTCGCCTACTCACCCTCACCGTCTGTCACCTCGTATCCATACCGAACCTCTCCCGCTTTTGGCAGCGGTGGAAGTCCTCGGTTAGTTTGTTCCTTTTCGGCTCTCAGCCGATTCGCCACCATCAGGGCGTTATGCTTTTGACGCAATTCCTCAAGCTCCTTTTCGAGTCTGCCAATCGTGGCAGTTTGTTCCGAGTTGGCGATCTCCAACATCCTATCGGCTTCTATCCTATCGCTATCCTTTTCCGTTTCTGCCAAGTCAGCATACGCTGTATTCATCTGTCTTTGCCATCGCTCATAGAGGACTGTCGGCATTATAAGATAGGTGTCATTAGGATCATCACCCAAATCTCGCCAACTACACTTGCCAAACAGATACCTCATCCATCCCGACCATGCTTCGTGAGCGTATTGTGCCAGTTGTTCACGTACCCCACTCATTGTCGCCACCTCCGTTGATTTTTGTTTCGTGTGATGCCGTCTCGCCGGTTCTGACGGCGTTTCAGGTCGCGTTTTGCCTTCATTTTTCGTCTTTCGACGCAGGTCGGACAACTGACAGGAGCGCCACGAAAGAGGATGGAACCTTTATCGTTACAGCTTTTACAGTTCATATTACCTCCACGCCATTCAGCAGTGGTGCATCATTGTAAATGCGCTTTTCTGCCATCTCTGCATATTCGGGATTTAGTTCAATACCGATGCACTCTCGATTCAACTGGAGTGCTACTAAGCCTGTCGTACCAGACCCCAAAAACGGGTCAAGCACAATGCCAGGCGAATAGCATGGTTCAACACTCGCCCGGAAGCCTTCCGTTCCGCAATGGTGGCATGGATTGCCATCATGAGGAGCGTTACAGGAACAAGTAGGGCTGAAGCCAAGAGTCTTGCGATACCCATCGACACGGCCAGACCCAGACTGTCCCACAGTACCTGTCGCGCCTTTCTGTCCTCTCGCTTCACGGCTCATTTGAGTTTTTGGACAGTCTTTACTTACGCCAGCTTTCGACTCGACTTCTCGTACCCACCCCTTCCCACAGTACCTACACACCTTTTCAGGACAGCCAGCCAGCACGGAACGCCTTACCAGTTCTTGCGGGAACGTGGCGAAGTGGGCATCCTTGAATGATCCGGTTGCAAACGTCCAGACTGAGCGGGCATTTGCGGTTTCCGCCTGAAAAAAACCATTATTCTTGGGAGCGCATTTAATCCCGCTAATATTCACATGCTTTTTTCGTGAGTCACTTTTCCCACGCTTGCGGTAGCTAGGATTTGTGAGGTCGCCAATACGCGCTTTTCGCCGTATCGCATCGGCATCATACCAGTACCTTCTCGTCTTGGTGAGCAGAAAAATGTACTCATGGCTACGAGATGGTCTATCCCTGACGCTTTCAGGCAGCGGGTTCGGCTTAGACCATACAATGTCAGATCGTACCCACCAGCCCGCATCTTGTAGGGCAATGACGAGACGTTGAGGGATCAGACACATATCTTTAGGCTTCAGTCCGTCCGGCACCGAAGATCTGCCATTATTCCCAACGTTTACATGCTTGCTGTCCTTCACCTGATAGCTTCTATTCGCCGCATAACTATCAGAGATATTTAGCCAGCATGTCCCATCCTTCCGTAATACCCGCCGAACCTCATCAAAGATTTCAACCATATGCGAGACGTACATTTCGGGCGTTGGTTCGCTTCCGAGTTCGCCCCGCCAATTTCCCCAGTTCTGCGGCTCGGTGCCGTATGCTCTAAGCCCCCAGTATGGAGGACTCGTCACGCAGCAATGCACCGATTCAGCGTCAAGCGTTTTCAGCATGTCCAGGACATGCCCTTGCAATATTCTCATCTTCCACCTTCAGGCTCTGACATAGCCAGCATCCTTGCGCGTTTCTTACATGCCGCAATATGCGATTTGAAATTACAGAGAGCGAATCCACCAGCACCGAAAAACTTTATGCCGGGACGAGACCAGGACTCGCACACGTACTTTTTAGGAAAATCCTTCTTGCAGATTGGACACCTCATCTGATACCTCCGTCAACTCAGTTTCCTTGCATATCACGACCTCACCAGTACCTTCTACCCGTAGCAGTCTAAACCACGCTGCAAACTGGCGAGGCGTTTCGATGCACACTCTATCCCTCAGTCGCTCATGGACTGGGAGCGGGCGCGTTATCTTGAATCGTTTCGGCATCATTTTTCCTCTGTATGGCCCGCTCAAGGACAGTTTCAGCGAACGCAATGGTATTCACTTGTCTCGCTGACAGATCGGGGCATACGACCTCAAATATATCTAAATCCTCAAATTTGTATGGCACGGGGTGATACGGGTCATAGTGCCCATCGTTATCCGTGCGCATCAGCACCGCATTGGCGACTTTGACAGCCTGCGCCCAGTTCGCCTCTACGCCAATCTCCGCCTCAATCTGTTTGCCCAACTTAATCTCTTGGGGTGTCGCGGGCTGATAGCCTTCGCATTGCGATGAGCTTCTTTCCGAAATGGTTGGACGTTCATCAATATGAATGCATTTGATTTCCCGTTCCGGGAACACCCACCGCGCTATCTGCTCTGCAAGATTAGCCGCGCCTACCTTGTCATATCCATCGAGAAAACGGCTCATACGCTCTCCGTTGTGGAAATAGACTGTTGCCGTGTATCTCATACCTCTATCTCCTTCCATATCTCAATCCCGTGTTCGATGCACCAGTCACGAGCGCGAGACAACGGCACTCGCTGAAAACAGCGCATCGACGGATGCAAACAGATGATCACGTCCCAGATGGTGGAATAGGTGATGATTGCTTTCATGCCACCACCTCACGGGTGGCGGTTTGCGAATCGCCTATCCTGGATCTGCGTGGGCGCAGACTGTGTGCAACCCTCACGGCATCAAAGCGATTGTAAAGCGGCCTGCCACTTTTTTCGATGATGGCTGGCAATGCGCCACTTCGACGCCAAATCCCAACCGTACGCTTTGTCACACCGCACAATTGCGCAACTTCCCGACTGTCAAGAAGCTCAAGCCCTTCTTGGGTAATTATTTTCTCAAGTTTGGGGGTTTGTGCCTCAAAGTCGGCAGAAGCCGCAATTTGACTATAACTAGACTTTCGTATGCCTTGCCAGTGCCGTTCACGGTCCCTCAGAATGTGAACATCATCGAGAGATTCAATAATGATGAGATGGAAAGCGGATTCCCCATATTCTAGAAAGTCTTTCTGTAGTCTCGGATTTGGGTGATTGCCCGCTCTTAGACGGCTACGATGTATCATGACACGATCATGTATGTCTTTGCTATGCCCGATATATTCATCACCCGTCATCTTGTTTTGGATAGCATAGATTCCACTGTAATGCGACATTTCATGTACGTTCATTGCTTCGCCCCTTCCGCGAGTTGTGAGTCTCGCCAAATCTTACGCCGCCAGCGATTCTCATGCATCACACGCGCAAACTCATCCATATCGACGAACATCACGCCGCCTTCTTTATATGCGATAATCTGCTTGTCTCGTATCATGGCATAGACCCGCTGCCTTGTAATTCCATATTCCTCTGCGGCTTCTGAAACCAGTCGCTTCATGGTAAATCCCCCCTTCTTTACAACTTTCAATAGTATTATACCAAAGTCAACATTTTTTTTCAATAAAAAAGAAAAGTACTATTGACAACTGTTGACACATAGTGTATAATATGCCACGTAGCAAGAAAACGAAAGGAATGAAAGGAATGAAAGTAAATGGGATACAATGAAAAAGTACTACAAAAAGATTTGGGAATAGAGATTAGGGTTCTTGCATGCAACGAGAAATTTGAGCTGGCTATAATCTTCAACGACATACGGCAGATGATGGCAGTTTTCACACGATATACAAAAAATGATGCTTATTTATACCGTGTGGATGATTTTGCTCCAAACAGCAGCTGTGGCGACAAATCTCCATATAAAGTTTTTACCGATAGGATTTCCGCTTTTGAATGGATAAAAGACTACTGCATGCCGTGTTATCGACATGAATATGCAAAAATTAAAGGCATCACAGGATTCAAAACTTACTACCCCTCAGAATATAAGAATATGTAGATTGTGCAGGGCATAGGCAAGCTAACAACACAATTCCAAAAGGAGGCGATTTGATGACACGGAAAGAACGGAAACGTTCAGCCGATACGATTCGCAGGGATTTGAAACAAAGAGGGTTTGATGCCCTATGGGCAGAAGGAAAAGGAAACGGGTTTTGGATAAAGGGGATGGGCTACGTTTCAAAGCCGCAAGCGATAAAAATGTCCAAAACAATCATCGGAAACATGAGATAGAAAAAACGCCCGGTGAGGTATTAATTCTCGCCGGGCTTTGACAGACAAAAGGAGAGAATCTGATGCCAGTGAAATTCGGGACATACGACAGCGAGAGCGGTTTTCAAGACGACTTCGTGCCTGCCAGTTTGGACGCACTCCAAACTGACATCGATGGACACGTCAACAATTTTTTGGATACCCCCGGCATTGACGGGGGTTTGATGTATCGCTACGAAGACTTGACAGTGACCGACCTAGAAACCGCGTGGGAAGATCTCAAAAACCTGCGGGAGGAAGCAGCGAAAGTTTGCTGTTTGTACTGGAATGATGGAGAACTGATCGAATCGACGGTATTGATAGCCTTCCCAAATGGCGAGTTTTTTGGATATGGGGCAGAATATCAAGAGGAGATAAGATGATGAAATGGGTACACCAAAACGATTTCGATGAGGCAACTGGGCTACCCGCCGAGCGAGCAAGGGTGTTTTTTGGACCGGAACCACCAGCATCAATCCTAGAACTTCCCGGCACTGAGAAGCGGGAAGTCCCCGATCATGAGTATATCCCCATTGTGAATCTTCGCCGCGTGCGGGGATGGGCATACACGCCATATCAGGGCGACAGTTATTTCGCCCTGAGAGCTAACGAGCTATTAGCGTCGATTGCGCAAGGCAATTTCCAGAACCGATAAGAAAAAACGCCCGGTGAGCGCCAATTCTCACCGGGCGTTTCCACAGACAAGGAGTTAAGCTCATGTCCTTAAAATTCTCGATAGAAAAGAGTACCACACACGCAGACCTAATGCAACAGAATCCGCGTGATTTAGCCGCCACCCTGAAAATCCCGTACACGTCAAAGATATTGCAGGCCGTTGAGCGTGCGTTGGGGTTGGTACACGGAATAATTGAAACCGATGACAACTTTATCAACACCTTTTCCTGGTCGGTGCCCAGTCAGAATCTCAAAAAACCCCCATACAGCGTCAAAGCCAATTACGAGGGATTGGCATTACGACATCGATGCACCTGCAAGGCGCAGCAATTCCACCCGCTTACGAATTGCGTTCACATCGTAGCCGCCAAAATCTATGAATATCAGAAGCGGCACGATATACTGACCATCCCACACGGAGGCATCTATACCCGTTCCAAAGATGGGAAGCAGACATCATATTTTCTTAGAAACGGGAAGGCGCGATGGTTTGACAATGCGGATACATACGATGAAAACTGGGGGCAACTAATCGTCCCACGGTCAAAGTCTCTGGCACGGTACCCAGATTTGATGGAGGCGTCAAAATGACAGCGACAGAACGCAAGCAAGCGATACACTATCATCTGAAACGTGCGCGGAAACTGATCGGCACTGAAGCTGATGAAGTATTTGAAGACCTGCTAACCGATGACGACTCCCACACATGGGAGTCCACACATGGCAAACTCTACCATCTAAGCGACCTCGAAACACGCATAGATGGTATGGTTCAGGAGACGCAAAATGTCTAACGAACTAACCGACAACATAATCAAGGGCATTCCAGATGTCCTTGTAGAGACTGTGGGCTTAATCATCGAGAAATGGTCGGATTCCGACCTTGCCACTTTCATCGTCATAGGGTCTACAGGGGGAAAGTTGGAAGCTCATCACAACGGGTATGAGGTAACGAAGTCACTCGCAGAAGAGGATGGGTCAATACGTCCTGATATTCTTCAGTGCGTATTGTACTGTGCGAACTACTATAACAGGCCAAGAGGTGCAAAATGCCTGATAAATTTGCAGAACAACGGATAGCGGCTTGCCTACGTCGCGTCCTCGATAGCCGTGACGAATATAGCCCGCCAATGCTTGTCGTTTGGCGGACGGATTGTGGTGTTGGCAAACGGCGGTGGGTTATTTCCGATGACCAGGGCGAACGCCTCTATTTCGCGTCCCCGCGACAAAGCAGGGAGACGGCGATGGTGGCGTGGAGCCGGGAGTATAAGATAACTTTTATCTATCCATATCATCAAATTCCGTACATGAAGCAAAAGGACTGGGCGCGTGCAATAACTAATTTGCGGGCTGGTTGCATCGGGGAGGTGCAAAATGTCTAAACGTCCCCCAACCACAAACGAGTTTATCAACGCCGAACGCGCAGAATCTTTGCGCGTTTTGGCATTTCTCGACGGCAAAGATGTGTCCGGCGGTCCGTTATGGCACTCGCCAGGCGTCCCAACCTGGTATAATGCCGTGATTAACCTTGCACCCGCTTATGGTATTGTCCAGGATGGCAAACCGCGCATACAACGCACTGCCCAACAAAACGGGATGCCGCTCTATCTCGTAACCGTTCCGTGTAGACGAGGCAACCGCAGGGAGATTGGCGCAGCGTGTAGCGTTCGCAGGCAGGTAGCAGTACAACTAGCGCTGCGGAATGCGATACGAAAACTGTGCCCACAGGAGGGGCAACACTTTCTCTATTTCGGCAAGTTCAAAGATGACATTGCCGACGAGAAGCCTGATGGTCATGAAAAAGAAGCAATGCGACCATGATTCAGATTTTTGTAAGGAGGACAACGATGATAACAAAAGATGGCTGGTATGAGGAGTTGCCAGCCGAATCGCTCGGTACATTCCAGGAGTGCTTATTTTGCGGGGCAACACGAGAACGCCCTTACGGCGAAAAGAATTATGAAGGTGAACACAAGTCAGACTGCCCATTAAGACAGCTGGTTATGGGGGAGGAATCGAATCATGAGTAAGTACCTGATCCGCACCTGCCACGCTACCCAGGCAGATATAGACCGATTCAAATGTGAGGCGGGGCCACCCCCCGTCATCGCTGCAATTGCGCGTGAGTTTCGCCCCGTTGCCGTCGAGTGGAACGGGCTTTCGTGTTTCATCGAACACACTGAGCCGGGCAGGACATGGCGGACGTGGAAGATTACGAAAGAGGGGCGCATTTTGGCGAAAGCTGGACAACGTTGGTGTGAGTTTCCCAATGCCAAAGCGTTTGGCGTGCCGGAACTGAAGCCAACCACATTTGATGTACTATTTTGAAAGGAGAATCATCATGAGTTTTCAGTACACCGATAATAAGAAGATTGTAGACGATCTCGACGCGAAACTCGGTACGAGATTTATGGATGTAAACTCGTACCTTTGCAATCAATGCAGCCTGAAACTCGTTAAGGTTCTTGACAACTGCTTTGTCGATACGCCCCCCGGTTTTATTGCCGAGTATGGCGAAATCTCGAAAGACGGGGTAAGGGTTTTTGCAACATTCACCCACTCAAACGATCAAATTCGGTTCGTCCTCGACTCCTTTCGGGCGTCAATCCTCTTTAGCTATCACGGGGAAAAGGAGTCATGATGAAAGGCTTAGTTTTCGCACTGTGGCTGTGTGCCCAATTTACGGCACCGCAAAAGGGCACACTCGTCTATGACACCGTTTACAGCCCTGCTATTGAGGGCAACATGCTCGGCGACTCGGCATACAGAAACATCGTCGTATATCTCCCGCGAGGGTACGATGACAGCCTAAAACACTACCCCGTTGTTTACCTGCTCCACGGCTGGGGCGACGACCATACTTTTTGGGCGGGGAAAGACTTCCACATAAGGGGGGTGATCAACGACTTGATTCACCAGAGCAGAATCGGTGAGATGATCGTTGTCGCTCCTGATTCGCTCAACAAATACGGGGGCGGGTGGTATGCCAATTCACCCGTAACGGGGAACTGGGAAGATTTTATCGTCTACGACTTGGTTCTCCACATGGATGCCAATTATCGCACCCTCCCCCAACGATCAAGCCGTGGCATCTTTGGATATTCGGCGGGAGCCAGCGGTGCATTAAAACTGGCTTTCAAGCACCCAGAGATTTACGCCGCCACCTTTGCATTGAGCGGAGGCGGCCCGCTTGAAATGGCACCCTGGGTAATGAGTCAAGGTGGGTGGCGGGAGGCACTATCCCTGACAAGCATGGCTGAGTTCCACGCGGCATCGGTGCCAGCCCGCGCACAAATTTCAGCAGGTGCGGCATTTTCGCCAAACCCAGGCAATCCTCCGTTCTTCGTGGACCTTCCGTTTGGGCTGGTCAACGGTGAACTGGTACGGAACGATACAATCTGGCAAGCGTGGCTTGATGCCGAGGACATCCCCACAATTGCCTATGACTTCCGCCACAATCTGTCGGAAGTGGTGGTCAGTTTTCGTCGGGGGAGCTTCGACCACCCAGATCATGGTGGGGTTGTTTCGGACGCGCTGAGTGCTTTGGGCGTGCCGCACACGTTTAAGGTGTTTGAGGGCGGGCATGTTGACCCCAGTTTCGTCCCTCAGTTCGAGGACGAGATGATGCCTTTTTTCTCAACGAATTTGGCATTTGAAATGGACTTACTCACAAACGTCGGGGCGCGAGGGAAGCTCCCGACAACTTGGGGCGAGATGAAGCGCCAATGAGCCATATTGCCGCTCACGGCATTTATGAGCAGGGAAGGGTATCAGATGACTATCGAGGTTATATCGACTGCATACACGGCAACCCTGACGCATTATCCGGCTGAGATATGGGCAGCCGTTCAAAATGTTTTTGGTGTTTCTGGCAAACCCGCCGATCATGTCACGATTGACTTTTCACGATTGAAGATTGACATCTCGGACGAGATTATAGATTGGCTTGAGGATTTAGCAATGGAGGTGTGATATGTGGCCCGCGTTTTGCTTTATCGCAGGAGGCATCATTGGCATAATTATCACATCGGTAGCACGCACGGCAAGCTCTCGATGTGAGGAGTGTGCATACCTTCGGGTGGCGCGTCGATTCATGCCGCGACCCAACACAGGACGCATACCAGGGGGGAAGTAATGTTCTGGGATTTCATGTTGCTCGTTTTCACACACTCTATAATGGCCATCATTGGCATAAAGGTCGGAACATCGGCACGTACAGAAAAATGCGAAAGCTGCGGATTCATTAGGGATAAAAATGTGGAAAGGAGTGAAAACTGATGCATATCTTTTTAGAGGTCATCGAAGACGCAGACATGGAGGAAGAACAATCGCCCGAATGGTGCTGTAGCTATCAATATGGTCGCAGCTACTCAATGGGGCCACTCAGAGTAGTCGATGACGATTCGGCAGCGTAAGGTACGGTAAAACGGCAAAGGGGGCATCGGTGGCTTAACGGTCATCGATGCCCCCTTTTTTATTCGTTTTTATTTGAACGCCCGATACATCCACCAGAGGAAGAGTAACCACCCGCCCCCGACGAATCCTAGCCACCGTAGTTGACAGTAGAAGCGGCGCTGAATTTTCAGACGGAAGTCGTCACCGTCAGCCCAGAGGTCGTAGAGGTGGTGGATGTGCGCGATGAGTTCACGACACAGACGGTTCGACGTTTGGCACGCCTCAAGGACTGTCAGATTCCGCGCAATGGCATCCCTAGTCATCTTCAGATGTGCCATTTCGCGTAGCCCACGAGAGAAAATGTCTCTGGATGTCTTCTCGTAGGAGTCGAATGATCGACGTTTGTTCTTTGATATTATCATCGAGTGCCTTGAGGGCATCGCTAGATCTCCCCATAATTTCTTTTCGCTGATCTCTGTCATGCTTTAGCTCGTCCACAATCCTGTTATTAAACTCTGCCGCACGAGCATTTAGCGCCCGCAGTCCGATAGTTGCAAAGACTACGAAGATGCCCAAAGGCCCGCTATCTGCTAAAATCTTCACCCAATCAGGCCCCATGAGAACGCCTTTCTATACTCATCGTTGCAAGTTCCGTTCGATGTCACGTTCTTCTTGCTTTGTAATTGTTGTTGGCACCTTCGCCGCTATCCGTGTCGCAGTGCGAGGTGTTCTCTGTAGCGCCTTACCTACAATCTCCGGCATGTTTTTCGGAAAGTCGTGGCCCTCTAATTTCCACTTGCGGGCAAACTGACTATCAATAAAGGATGCGTATGCCTCTCGCCCAAACATTACTGCCACGCCAGCGGCTACCGCTTGACCGTCTGGAAGGGATAGCCCAGATGCAAGCGTATCAAAAATCCAATCGCCAGCTTCAGCGCCAGCGGTACCGATTAAAATCATTTTGTCTATTGCGCTCAAGTTCCACGCTGTCCTGGAGCCTCCCAGAATTGTTTTTAGCTCGGAAGCTGCTAATTGTGTCGCAGCGACATTCTCCACTAGGTGAAGACCTTCATCGCCCAGAACCAGGCGCATAGCCTCACGATCCCGCCCTTTTAATTGTCTGGCAAGCCCCGTTGCCGTGAACGTGCCGCCCGCAGTTTTTGCCTTTTCGGAAAGTTGATTTAAGTATGCAGCGCGTACAGACCGCGTAGCCTCCGGGCCTATCGTTTCTAGGATGTCTGGGATCGTCTCTCGGGCTATTAATTCGTTGTCTAAAAGTGCCTTTGACAGTTCAGTAAAGCGTCCCTCGCCCCCCAATTCGATAATCTTGTCCCCAAACCGAGAATTGAATTTTTTCGCCTGGGTTCGATAGTCTGCCTTCGCTTTCCGGAATTGGTCTGCCAGTTCTGGGCTTTTCCGTTCGGCTGCCGTAAATAAATCGTCAGTCTGCGCATCATAGATTCGCTGTTGGAATCGCTTTGTTTCGGGGACAATCGCCTCCGCTTTTTGGCGTTTCTGTTCGAGAAACAACTGACGGAATTTTGTACGCTCCTCATCTATGTCAGCCATTGTTACCCCAGTGGCACTCTCTGGAATTTCATCTACAATCTCACCACCGACCAAACGCCCCTCCTGTTGCGCGACGAGGCGCTCCCTTAGCCTTTGCAGTTTAGGGATGTCTGTGTTCAGCCCAGAAACCGCACCTTGATTTTCAGCAAGGATTTTATCGATCTCCGCGATTGTATTCCCAAAATCACCCGGCACTTCGCCCAATTCCCCTAATAGCTCTTGAAAAATCCTCCGTGAATCATTATGGAACGCTGTCAGCGATGCCTTGAAGCCCGAAAAGACTTGACTTCCTAATTCGCCAACATCTCGAACCCCACCCAGTCCTGAAATTTTCTTATCTACAAGTGCTACCATCCCTTTGTCAAAAGCCCTATACCTCCGTCTTGCCCTTCCAACAAGAGATGTCTGGATTCTCGCCGCCTCATCAAAGGCAACGACGGGTGACTCGCTTAATACCGACTCAGGAAATCCGTCCGGTATCTCACCCTTAAACTTTTCCTGTAGGGCTAGGATTTCTGGACTAACTTCCGGGGAAGTCCTAAACGCCCCCTCAAGCCCTTTCCCAACGGCTTTTACCCCAATGTCCAGGGCTTTACTGGGATCAATCACGGTCTGGCCGAGTACCTTTGCCGCATTCAGATATTTATTCGCTGCCAATTGCTCGACTAGCGCCCCGACCCGTCCGCTTTTGGTTGCCATAGAGCCAACAGGGCCTAAGACGACCGCCACATCGGACAAAAAAGCCGACGGATCTTCTTCCACGTAGCGCTTGAAGACTTCTCTACCGACTGGTGTCGTAAGATCGAACGTCTCATGATAGAAGTCAATCATTGCAGATAGTGAAGGCCGCCGCTCCCGAAAATCCTGGACGGGAAATCCCGCCGTAGCCGCAATATTCTCTGGGGAATAAAACTCACCGACAAATTGCAACAGCGCCGGAAGTTGGCGGGGGTCAATACTATTGAAAAAGTTTTTTGATAGGCTGCCCCCAAAATTCTTTTTTGCACCTTCCAGTACTTCCATGATTGGCAGGATGTTGATTTCCGGTTGTTGGTTGCGTGCGATTGCGTCCTGGACCATTTCCTCTGCGATTTTGGGGTCGGTTCCTTTGTTCAGGAGAATCCGCCGATATTGCTTATACGAAATGGTCAGACGGTCAGGACTACTTCTCTCGCTTACATCGGGGACGCCCCTTGTCCCGGTTGGTTCTGGCAGTTCTACCGTCACTCCCGATTGGTCCCCTACAAAATTAGAGATGATTTTTTGCATCGGCGTCAGTGTTTCGTCGGGAGATTCTGCCGTATCCTCAACAATATCGGGGCTTGTGGGAGGCGGCTTTGCCCCATCCCCCAGATGCCGGTCGAGAATCTCTTGCATTGTTTCTGCCATTATCGCACCTCCAGTCTCGCGTGCAGCCTTTCTTTTTGTACTTCCGTCAGGCGGGGGGCAAGAGATTCGAAGATTTCGCCAGGGTCAATCTTCAGTCTCAACGCATCATCAACAATCCCATCAACTTGTGCGTCGGAAATTTGTTGAGCTTCGGGGCCTTGAGTTTCGGATGCACGTCCCCCCTCTTTCACTGTGGAACCTTCCGTAAGCGTGACGCCCACCGATTCATTGATTTTAGTTCGCGTTTCTTCAGCGCCCCGCCCTTGCGATGGGGGAACGCTTCCGATTAGGAAATCATTCAATAACTCAGAGTCTATTGTCTCGCGGATATTGGGGATGGAGTTCTCAATGTCTGACTGTGCAAATCTCAAATTCGTCGAAATCATGGCTTCCATAATCGATTCATTCAATTCTGCATCTTTGTCTATGCCTGGTAGCATTCCTTCGTAAAGTTTGGATTCTGCATCAGAAAATACCAGACCTGTAAACGTTCTTCGAAACGTTGTCAAAAGCAGGTTCATTTTGGCAACCAAACTGCGCACTTCCGGATTCGCAGTAGTCCTACCTTGCGCCGCCGCCCATTCCTTTATGGCAGTCCCAGGCCCCGGGCGGACGCCCTCCGCCTCAAGCGCTTTCAACGTTTGTTTTATATCTGTCAAGGAGGACAACATCTGCTGACGGCCTGTGAAGCTCTTACGCTCTCCCGCCCCCAACGTCTTTACAAACCCGCTAATCAATTCACGGTATGCGCCTTTTGTATCCCCCGCCTCTAAAGCCTGATCGATAGCATTTTCCAGATTATCCTTTTCCGACTGGGACAGCGAAACGCTTAAAGATCGGAACGCTTGACGGATAGGCCCGCGAAATTCTTCCGAGACCTCCGACCTCCTAATTTCATCCTCAATACCATCTAGGCTTTTGCCCTCTTTCGTCAATTTCAAAACATCTAATACCATACTGTCGCGCCTAGCAAGGACACCTCCAAATCGTTCCTCCACGAAATTTCGTGCGTTCATTTTTTCCTGCAACGTAAAACCAGAGAAATCGACTAACTCACCCCGGCTTGTGGGACGAAGTTTTGCAACATCCCTCCGGCTTTCGGCTCGTGTCCCTGCAACGTCCCTCCGGCTTTCGGCTTGTGTCCCTGCAACGTCCCTCCGGCTTTCGGCTCGTGTCCCTGCAACGTCCTTATCAGTTTGCGCACGCAGTTCGGCTATATCTTTCTGTGTCTGTTGTTGGCTTGTGGCAAGTTCGCGCAACCGCGAATCAGAGCGCTCTAACTTCTCACGCTCAAACCCTAACTCCTCAGAGTTTGACATCGATTCGACTTGCAGCCGCTTCTCTGCTAAATCCTGCTTTCTGATAGCCAGTTCATCCGCACGCTTAATCCGTTCTTGTTCCGTTGCCGCTTGTGCCAGCGCGACCTTAGCCTCCAGAGCGCCGAGTAACGACGCCGAAAAACCCTCGATAGCACCTGCAAACGCATCTTCAATCCCCATGTCAGACCGTCACCTCCCCACCAAAACCTTGACCCTGTGGCACGGCATCGACGCCAATCTTATTAAAGAAGTCCATCGCATCGTCAATCTCTGCATCACCCGTTCTGTCCTGACCATTTAGCATCACCAACGCACGGCTGATGCCTTGTATGTTATTGAAAAATCCCGCCCTACGACCCAATGCGAGGCCTAGATTCTGCGATGCAGTTGATTCGAACGCAGACAGTTCGGCACCCTCCGCGCCTACCGCAGCACGTTGTAATTCCAGAAATGGACGTTGTTTCGTTTCGCTTATCAGTTGCCCCGCGACAGGACTTTGACCAATCCCACGCGCCGATAACGACGAGGCTACCGATTCAAATTGGGACGCGGAACCCGCTTCGATGCCTTTTCGCTCCTGTGGCGTGAATTGCCCCGCCTGAAACCGTTGGAGCTTCTTTAGCCGTCCCCTACGCTCGTCTAAGACCTCACGTTGTAAATCCCTGGATTCACGCGCACCAAAGAAATCGAATGCACTCTCAGCAAGACCGGCACCGGCAGCGATGCCAGCGGCCACAACAATCGGCGCAATCCCCTGAACGCTATTTGCCATCTGAATCGCCGCACTTGTAATCATCATGCCACCTCCACCCATGTGTTCGCAGACCGATAAAGGGCGCCGAGCGATTTATGATAAAGGTATGACCCGTCAAACGCAAAATCACCCTCTGCAACGTCATCCGCCCCAGGCGTCACGTCAAAGCGCATCACCTTCGGTTGCTTCTCCCTATCCACGCGCGAGACGCTTTCCTCTACGTTTCTATCTTGTTTCATACCGTGACCTCGATTTCAACCACCGTTCCCAGCGTCGGAGAAGCCAGATAAATATTCGACACGTCATCCGTTCTCCAAAGATTCAGATCGTCGCTCTCATAGACTGCATTCGCCTTGATGGTCCAATACGGCGCTGTTGGTGTCGCTACCTTGCCAGTGACGAATGCAAGCCTCAACACAACCGCCGTTTGAGCTTGAATCTTGATGCTTTTCGCACCTTGCGGGATAGCCGTTGCATACTCCGTATCGCCCGCTGTCATTGTTGAATGATAATGATAGATCTCTTTAGCCATTTTATACCGCTCCCACGATCCAAAGGCTTTCGATGCCTACGTCACCCGTCCCTGAAACCTCCACCTGGACATCGAACCCACTGGAAAATATCGGCACCCGAAACGGCGCAATCACCGAACGTGCGACCGAGTAAGAACTGCTCAACACACTTGACCCATCCACCCAGACCTCGACCGTCATCGTTTTGGTCGAGGTCGGGATTATCTCAACCCACCGAAAAATCTTGCGCTGTCCACCGAGCCCCTGTGTTTTCCAGAAAAGCCGTTGCGTCTTGAATGACCAAACTATGTCATCCGCGCCTTCCAAGTCCGTATCCTGTTTTATCGTCGGACGGTCCCAGAGGATTTCCCGTACCTCGTTTTCGCCGTCTTCAATGATGTATACATCTAAAGTCTTTTCAGCGTCTACCAGCGATGTTGTAACCAGCCAGTCGCCCTGGCTGATATTTATATCTTCCCATTTCTCCCATGCCCCATCGGGCTGACGTAAGAACTGGTAGGACGCCGACCCGCCAGCCGCGAGATCGACGTAAACATTGAACAGGATTTCCTCAGACGGAAACGCCACGACCGCGCCCTTTTTGGTCTGCATGTTATCAAAGAATCCACGGAGCGCGACATCATGCAACGACTCAACACGAATGCCGTCGCACGCATACAAGCCGTTGATACCGACGAACGCGATAAAGTCCTTAGTCTTTGCCCATGAGAACCCGTCAAGCGGCCCGATTCGAGAAATTCTATCTATCTCAAAATTATACACGTTATCACCAACAAGACGCCATATCCCATCAGGCCCGCCGAACAGCAGGACGCCCCGCCATTCCACAGCAAACACCTTTTCAGCATTGACACGCAGGGCGTTATCTTCAGGAAAAGCCCACCATACCGGATCCCCCGCCCGCCGGTCGCTAAAAAACATATCCTCTTTGGCAGGAGCAAAAACCCGGTCGCGATAATATGCGAAATTCTGGACATCCGACGACACACGGGTATTATCAATCCTCAGTTGCGTGTTTGCTGTAATCACACCATCTGCGTTCTGATCAAGGAAAGTCGTGGCATCAGCGAGAAGATACGCAACCAGATAGTATTTCTCCGTCAATTGCGCCCCCGCCGGTAATTGCGACGCTTGCCCCTCAGACCTCCAAAGGATTTTCCGGGTGGTTTGCCCGTCAGTCGAATTGGGAAGATCTGTCCATGCTACCGAGCTATCCCCCGCTCCCAGTAAGACCTCTACAACATCGCTACCATTAGATTCTGCCAGATTGAACGGATCAACGGTGTTCACGCTTCGCTGATATGTTTGCCGATAATAGTAGTATAGCGACGGTGCCATACTGCCACCCACGCCAGGCGTAGGCGTAGCACCCGACAACACCGGCGGAACAATGCCAAGCGGATGTACTTCCAAAGCGGGCCAATTCTGCAATCCAATCCAATATCCCTGATCGCTACCCTCAGACGTGACGACAATCACATCCTTGACGATGAAATCCGCAGATATGCGCCCTGTCATATCTGACGCAAGCAAAATATCAACAGGCGTGTTGTTGATAATCACGCCCAAATCACCGTTGTCTGCCAGATAGATTGGCACAACGTGATCTCCATGACGCGCCACCGCGAATCCCGTAGGGCTATCACCGAGATTTTTCGCTTGTGTCACGGCATATCGAGGAATTAGCATCCCATTGGCATCCACCCGCAGATTTTTCATGTCTGCCAGCGTTATACCGCCAGCGTCTATCTTTGCCGGTTGCGTGTGTAGCGACGCCCTGAAATTCGTGAGGGAGTAGGATATTGATTTCGCCATCAGCGAATCACCGTGCCCGCCGCACCGAGCGGGTAGCTGTATGTAACGTCAGTCGTAATCTCTGGTAAAACTCTGGCAACTTGTGACGACCACCCGGAGATGTACTCGTCCATCCGAGACTTGACTTTCGGCCATGCTCTAGCATATTCGGTATTATACAAGATGAACTCGTTATTTGCACCATCCTGGTCTTGCATCCGTTTCCGCAACCAGAACAGGGTGCGATGTATCACCGCCGGTTCAAATTCTGCATCAATTTCTAGTTCATCGATGCCAGCATCATATTCGGCCGTCGTGATCGTGTTATGCTTCATCGACGCGAGAACCTGGATGCTTTCTTCTCCGGTGGCGTCCTCATTCGCAGCCGGCGCAGGGTGAATCATTACGACATGCAGCGGCGAGACTTGCGAGACAATCAGATAGGTATCAGCCGCAGCAAAAGCATCGTCAGCGCCGCCCGCTAGACCGCCAGAGAAATCAACAGTTGTAGTCCCAACCGTTGTCACAACCGCTTCAGAATCATCGGTATTGTTGAATACAATATCACCGACTTTGACGCCTAGCGCGGTAAAGTTGACCCCGGTATCCGCCAACTGCGTTGAACTGCCACCCGTAGCCGTCCCCTCTGCACGCTTAGTCCTGCCCCGCCCCGTTATCGTATAGTGCGATGGAGATGACGATGTTTTTAGGTAATACCGCTCATTATACATATCCCGTAGGTGCCCACGCTTGAGTGGATACCAGGTCGAGCCACCATCTTGAGAAAACAGCACCATACGAGCCGATAGAAACTCGTCAGGAAGCGCATACTGAAACGTGCCGGCAATCTTAGCAGCGTAGACGCCGCGAACAATCGAGCGCGACCGATTCATGATGTCGCTAATGGCACGCATCAGGAATGTGAGTTTGTTATGCTCAGTGATTAACGAGTGGCTATCATCACCGAGTAATAACCCAATTTCGTCTATTAATGCCGTCGCTGTACTCATAATTCACCCCGGTTTGTGCGTTTTTTTGCGCCGCCAATCTCCTAGCGATGGTTGAGTCGGTGGCGGTTGTTTTTGCCAGCGCACCATGAAAAATGCCATCATGACCTTATAGATCAAGTTTCTCATATCTCAATCCATTCGCCATCCTTATGCGTGCAAGGCTGTTGGATGTACGGACGAATCGGCTTTATTTTGGACTTGTCAACCAACGAGGCATCAACCAAAAACATATCGATCGCTGAAATCCCAACAACCGCATACCCAAATTCGGCAGCGAGTTTGACACCAGCATCGAACGTAAACCCGAAATAGTCGTCTCTTGTGTACTCATGATCGGCGTTGTAGGCGATAGCTTTGGACAATCCATGCGCCTGATGTGCGTTAAATTCCGCAATAATAAGCCGTGGACGAAAGGATAGCAGGACTTCACGGAGTACCCAGTAATCATTACCGTCAATGTCGATGGACAGCACATCAAATGCACCGGGCGCTCCCTCCAAAGACAAGAATCCGCAGATGTTATCCTTCGTGATATGATGCCGTAATACCGCGCCATTGCCCTGCGGGTTTTTGTCTACCATCAAGCCGTCCCATCCACGCTCCTTCAGGTGTCTTGTGTTGGAGTAATTATCACCATCGGACGCACCCAGATCGACGAAATAGCAGTTAGTTTCACCGATTTCACCGAGGATAAAGTCTATCGTCTCACTATTCCCCGACTGGGGACTTGCATCGGGCGCATATTGGAGAGAATCAGTCCAATAGTAATCATCGAACATCTCCATCGCTATCTCAGCGAGACGACTGGCATCAAAATCCTCTAGGGCGTGTGCGGTATGAATGCGGCGATGGTTTGCTTTGGGCAAGGCGTAATCCCAATTTGAGTGAAAAAGCCCGATCATTGGCTTGTCAAACGCCCATGCCACATGCGCCATCGACGAATCCACGCAGACGACACCTTTAGACCACTCGATCAACTGTGCAGCGGCATCAGCAGGTACACCTTGTGAGAAGTCGTAGACGTTATCACCGCCAAACACCGGCGCAGCCAGTCCAAGCACCACGACTTTCCCCTCATACCGTTCGAGAAATTCCTTGATGTCCTCATCTGGCAATGTCCGAATCGAATCTCCTGCTTGAAAATGTACGGCAATATATTCGCCCTTCTTCAGCCCGGCATCCTTCAATAGCCCTTCGGTGTGTGCCGGAACATGGACGCCGACCTCGACGTGCGGACGAGGCACATCCCAATCGAGTCCAATCCAATCAGCTTTTTGCCGTACATAATCCGCATCCCGATTCGCCTTTGTTCCGGGATGACAGAGGTTTAGGACAACGTCCGCTGATTCGTATTCGATGAGCGCCGCATAGTCGTCAAGCAGCACGCAGCCCGGCTGGATTAGCTTGCCAGTACACAAAAAGTCAATTTCCAAACTGTCACGCCAGATGGAATTGTCAATATCCACGCGAGAACACAGGACAATCGGACCCGCACCCACTCCCCGGAGTCGATGGATAATGCCACAGGTATCGATAATATCACCCATTCCACAGTGGTCTACGATAAAAACCTTTTTACCTTTGTAGTCTCTCCGTGTTAAATCTTTCTGCGTTGGGGGTATCAATATCGGGTAGCGTTCGGCTTGGCCGTTCCACGCTCGTGCACAGCATTCTACAGCGCCATCGGCTAGACTTTCCACTGACGAAAAGCCCGCAGACAGACACGTATCGATAAGCGTCTGGGGAGAGAAAGACATGCGGTGACTATTAAGATCTGTTTCGCCCCAGCCGGGGAAGTACGGGGAGCCATGAATTAGTGGCACCCAATCCTTTAATCGCTCAGGTCTGCTTGCGATGTCTTGAGCCACATAAAGGATATTTGGACATCGGATTTCAGCATAGCCGCCAGGCTTTAAGACCCTTCGCCACTCCTGAAGCATCGCATCCGTTTCTGTCCACCATTCATGCTCGATTGTGTGCGCAGAACGAATCACGTCAAACGTGGAATCATCAAACGGTAAAGACCGCTGATCCCCCACATGCTCAATATGAGGCATCGCCCGCTTGTCAAAATGTTCCCATTCGGGATTATTCGGTTGGTACGGATTATGCCCCGCGCCTATGTCAAGTTTTCTAAGCACCGATCCACCTCATCAATTACCGTTTCGGGTGTGATTGAACGCATACAGATTCTGTCATAATGCCCTGACTGTGGAAGTCTGTCACCCCACAACGCCTTGATATTCTCCGTGACATCATTCTTTATCGCCCGTGGGCACTCGGTCATCCATTCTTTGGTCAACCAGAAGCATGGACGACACACATCCGCATGGACAACCACATTCCCTTTGATGCCAAACATCGATGGAGCAGTAGGTCCAAACAAAACGACGCTTGGCTGATTCGTAACCAAGCGCCTCAACCTAACCGATCCATTTTCGATAGCGACATGCAACGGTGATGCACGCAGCCAACCCAAGAACGTCATCAGGGGCGAGTCAAAGACATGGCGAACCCGTTTCAGTCTTGGCTCTCTATTGGTGCCCAGCTGAATAGCCTCACAGTCAAGTGCATCAACAACCGTCTGCCAACTGCCAACGCCCCAACTTTTCGTCTGAACCATTCCGCCCGCCGAGCCGAGATTAACTGATACCCAATCCCCGCCAGGCGGATCCACGGACGGCAAATCGATGTCAACAGCGTCCCAATCAGGCATCGGCAAATCGCAAGACTGCGCAGTAATTTGCAAATGTGACATGCCAGGGCAATCATCTTGCAGGACGTTTTGAT